TTTATAAATGTGAGGCGATCTCGTGGATCTTTTGGACCAATGGATGTACCCAATGTATCGTGCATCATGGCGATAAAAGCTTCAATATAACAGAAATGGTGTTGTGACAATTCATCGTATTGTGAAATCTCAAACGACTTTTCTAAAACTTTCTTGTTCCGAATGTTAATATTTGTGTTCTTGAGAAGTTGTTTGTAATTTTCTATATTCGTACTCACAAATCCACCTGTTGGTTGAAATGAAGATTGTTTGTTTCTTATTGTGTATCTGTTTCCATAGACCGTACGAAGTTCATTCTTGAATTCTGTACGATTCGCTCCCATTGAATTGAACAACTTGATTTCCTTATTATTGTGATTTACTCTGGCGAGTGCATAGTGACCATCTCCACTTGGATATGTGTGGGCAATGTGAAGATACTCGGTACCATTACGATTTTTTGTTGGTTTGGTCATATTAGATGTTCGGCGACATTGAAACTTGAAGTCGTAGTCGGCCTCCTTTTTGATATCTTTTCCGATCTGTTCAAAGATACCTGGTCTTTGAAGGAGTTGTTTAGCAACTTCTCCAGCATCCTCAACAGCCATGAGATGTCTCGCGGCAAGACTTGTATTCATTTTACTCTCAATGTAATCAGATGCATCAATCTCAGCAGACTCACCTTTTACCTTCAAAAGGCGATTGCGAACATCCCTATTCTTAATAAGTTTAATAGGGGTGAGTTCCATCTATGCTTATATATCATTGATATTTTTAAATAACAATCATATATATGTCGTTAGTTTTAGTATGCCCACCAGTCATCATTGTTGAACGAAAAGTTCCAGTCATGACAGTGAATACGTGTCGTTTGGCTGCGATTTACCCATCCAATAACAACGTGTACCAAGTGGAGATACTCGAGGCACCACCGGTGGAAGTGAACAATGAGGATGATCAAATTACATAGACGTTCTTAGCCAGGATTTTGTACACATCATTTAGAGTCGACGCGCTAATATTGCATTTTCGCATGATTTCACGGTTCGACGCGGATGGGAGGGCAATTTTGATACTGGCACCGATGATCGATCGAGACTGACGTGACATGAGGGCCGGAAGATCGAGAGCGGACCGAAACACGGACGTAATTCGTCGACATTCGGTCTCGGTGATATTGAAAGTGTCGAGTGCGTCCCGGAGTCCTTTCATCTTGTTTTGCCGGGACCACGACGATCGTTCGGACATCATAGTCGCAGTTTTCTCCTCGGCGATGAGACGGTCATACCTGCGCGTGTACTTCTGAATTTTCCTCTTCACATGAGCGAGTTCATCTGAAGAAGAACGGATAATACGTCTCTTGACCATTTTTTGATTATAAATTGTTCAAGGTTTTAACTAACTTAGGCTTTTAGTTCCCAAATGCGATGCCGGCCATACCATTCTTAACACGTAAGATGTTGTAGTTAACCGCGTAGACACGAGCTGAGGCACTTGAATCAGTGGTAGTCACACCATTAAGCAACAACTTGGCGTTGTCAATACGGGAAAAGTTAAGGGAACCACTTGGTTGTGACTTGTCCAAGTTGAGGCAGAATGGCCAAGTGTACACACTGTCTTGAACAAGACTGTCAACACCAAGAGCGGAGCAGTGCATTTCTGGAACAACATCGTGGTGATAGACATTAGACATGTTCTCAAAGAGAGCGGTGCCGTTGATGTACAACGAACCAGTACCAAAGGTGTAATTGGTTTCCCAATCCGCATTGTTAATGTTACCCGCAACCAAGTGAAGCGCCTTCACTGGGTGGTTAAAGTAAGTAAGATCAAACTCGGTATCGGCTTGTGTACCTGGTTGATATTGAACTTGGTTGATCAACAACTCGTGTTCGTTGTCTGTGAAGAACTTGCGTTCATCTGTGTCCAAGTAGATGTAGTTGGCGTAAATTTTTGGAGTACCCACCGCGGTGTATTGATCTTGGATCTTAATACGCAATTCCACTTCATGGTACTGGAGAGCCACAAGTGGGAGTGATTTTGTCCAGTCTTCACCGAAGAAGAATGGGATCACATAGTGGTCACCATTTGAGTTGTTTTGGGAAGTTTCAATGGTGTGTCTCATGGTAGCCTTGGCAGAGTTGTCGTTGTACAACACATTGTGAATACCCTGAACGAAGAGGGAGTCAAGTTCGCACACCTTTTGTCCACCAATCCACAATTGGAAGGTTGTTGGTTGGGACGCGGAAGTGTCAAACATAGCGTTGTTACCACCTGGCAAAGCAATACCTTCGGCTTCAATCCAGACATAGCTCAAGAGGTCACCCTTGGAGCGGAGTGGAACGACAATTTCATTGGAAGCACCGAAAGTACCAATGTAATCCACGCGTTCTGGGCGCATCGCAAAATTTGTGTGTCGCTTGTAGTTTTGACGGAAAAAACTGACCTGTGGTTGACCAGTAATGTACGCATCCTGGGCACCTTTAGATACAAGGTCAATCAAAGCGGCTGACATTTTTACTAATAAAGTATATTAAAATTTTGGGGCGATGACTACACAATGGTAGCCTTCCAAGCACTCACTTGGGAATCCAGAGATACAGATGATGAGCACTTGATCAGTATCTTTGGTAAGACCGAGGAGGGGAAGTCTGTCTGTCTTACAACTGCGTTTACTGCGTATTTTTTTATCAAACTTCCCGGGAATATTACTGCCCCAAAAATTCAGAGAATTTACAATATCCTTGATGAAAAGTGTAAAGATTCCCTGGTAGCCTACTCTGTCATGAAGTCTAAGGATGTCTGGGGATTTCAAAACAATGAAGAGTTTGCATACATGAAAGTGAACTTCAAACATCTTCAGGCTCGCCGCCTCGTGGATTCATTCTTGAGAAAACCCCTTGATAGGACACCCGAACTTTTTGATATTTTTGGGGTCAGGAATGTAAAAGTTTATGAATCAAACCTGGATCCAGTGCTGCGCCTGATGCATCGCACAGGAATCCAATCTACTGGGTGGTTAGACACTGGCGACAAGTGCATTCGTTCCCACCTCGCTCACGTTGACTTGGATCTTTTCTGTAACGACTGGACAACCCTAAAGCCTGTAGCGAGGGATGACATCGCCCCGTTTGTAGTGGCATCTGTGGATATTGAATGTAATAGTTCTACAGGTAAGTTTCCTGATGCAAATGTTCCTGGAGACGCTTGTTTTCAAATTGCAATTTCCCTGTGTAAGTTTGGCTCTGATGAACCATATGAGAAGACTTGTCTGTGTTACAAGAACACGGATCCTAATTTAGAAGGATCAACAATTTTGAGTTACCCAACTGAGAGGGAAATGTTGGAGGCTTTCCAAAAGTATCTTCACAAAAGTGATGTAGATATCATTACTGGTTGGAACATTTTTGGCTTTGATATGGAATACATATACAAGCGCGCGCAAGTGAATCGGTGTCACTACAAGTTTTTCAATCTGGGGAAGTTGAGGGATACAGAGTCGGAACTTATCATTAAGAAGCTCTCATCAAGCGCCCTTGGTGACAACCTCCTGAAGTTATTGCCGATGCCTGGTCGTTTCATCTTTGATATGTTCCACGAAGTCAAGAAGGGATACAAATTGGATAGCTATAAATTGGATAGTGTATCTAAATTGTACCTGGGGGATCAAAAAATTGATATGGCACCAAAGGAGATGTTTGCCCGCTACAAGGAGGGAGACCCCGTAAAATTGCGGGACGTTGCTGAGTATTGTATCAAGGATACACTTCTTCCACATCGCCTGATGAAGAAGCTGTGTACTCTCCTAAACATGGTGGAGATGGCCAAGGCAACTTGGGTTCCAGCAAACTTTCTTGTAGAGCGTGGGCAACAAATCAAGGTATTTTCTCAACTGACAAAGAAGGCGAGGGAATTGGGTTTCATGGTTCCGACAATTCGGTATGGAGCAATCCCCGAAGAACCCTACGAGGGAGCTACGGTTCTTGAAGCACAAAAGGGTGCATACTATACTCCAATTACTGCTCTTGATTTTGAAGCACTGTATCCATCAATTATGATGGCACACAATCTATGCTATTCGTCATATGTCATGGACGAGAAGAAGTATGGCGCGGTTCCGGGAATCACCTATGAAACTTTCAAGGTTGGTGACCGAACTTATAAGTTTGCCCAAGATGTACCAAGTCTTTTACCTGCGATTCTTCTTGAATTGAAACAGTTTCGTAAGCAAGCCAAGCGGGACATGGCAGCGGCTACAGGTTTTATGAAGGAAGTCTACAACGGTAAGCAGTTGGCCTATAAAATTTCAATGAACTCCGTATATGGGTTCACTGGAGCTGGTAAAGGTATTCTTCCTTGTGTTCCTATTGCATCTACAACAACATGTAAGGGGCGTGCGATGATTGAAGAAACAAAGAATTATGTTGAGAAGAACTTCCCGGGAGCAAAGGTAAGGTATGGGGATACTGATTCAGTAATGGTTGAGTTTGATGTTGGGGGTCGCAAAGCCGAGGATGCGATTGCCTACAGTTGGGAAGTGGGGGAAAAAGCTGCAGAAGAGTGCTCGGCTCTCTTCAAGAAGCCCAATAATTTGGAATTGGAAAAGGTGTATTGGCCATACTTTTTGTATTCAAAGAAGAGGTATGCCGCAAAGTTGTGGACACAAGGTAAAGATGGTAAGATGCACATGGACTATATTGACATCAAGGGACTCCAAGTTGTGAGACGGGACAACACACCCCATGTGCGAGAGGTCTGTAAGGAACTCTTAGACGTTGTTCTCACATCAAGTGACCCCGGTCCACCAAAAGAGCTGGCCAAAGAGAGAGCGATTGAACTCCTTTCGGGTGATGTCCCCAACGATAAGCTTATATTGAGCCAAGGTCTCTCGGATACCTACAAGGTTGGTGGTAAGAATGTATCTGTAACGAGTGCTGATAGTGTCAACATTAATCAATCGCATGTACAAGTTGTCACGAAGATGCGTCAGAGAAAGCCTGGTTCTGAACCACAGTCTGGGGATCGTGTACCATACCTGCTCACAAAGACCCAAGATCCCAAAGCCAAAGCGTACGAAAAAGCCGAAGATCCAAAATATGTAGAGGAGCATGACGTACCCGTTGATTATCACTATTATTTCCTTAATAAGTTCCTGAACCCCGTGTGCGACCTTTTGGATCCATTGTTTGAGAATGTCAAGGACGAAATCTTCGGTGAAATCATTAATCAACACAAACCGCCGAAACCAAAGAGGGAACCAGCTCTCAGTACTATGAAGAAGGATGATCTCATTGCGGAATGTAAACGCCTAAGTTTGGATGAAACGGGTACTTTGGCGGTACTCCGAGCCCGCCTTAAGGAGGCAAGACAAGGTTCGGTTGAAGATCTATTTAAAAACTACGAGCTAACACAGAGTAAGAATGAATCTTCACGAGAAGATCATACAGATAGTTGATGAGGAGTTGGAGGAGAGGGTCAACCTAATCATCAACGAATATGCTTTAACAATTTCAAAGAAGCATGCGATACCTTTGGAACTTTTACTGAAGGATATTCCCACTTCATTTGTGAGTACAACTTGTAAAGGAACAAAATCAAGTGGCAGTCGGTGTACTTTCAAAGCAATTCACAATGGCTACTGTGGTAAACATAGAACCCAAGGTGAAAGGGTGTGTCATCGCACATTGTCAAGTTCAAGTCTACACAATCATGGACCAGAGCATATGTTTGTGAGGGGGTGTCCGGGGTGTGAGGTTTCAAAAGAGCTTATAGATTTGGGGGTCTAGTATGGTAATGAGCAAAAACGATATTCTACTAACATCTATCAACAATTTTTACGACAATGAGAAGAATAAATCTACACTTCTGACGATATTGGACAAATCAGGTGGCATTTCTCTCCGTAATTTGGAGTGGTTTATCACAAACTATGCAAAGAAGAATCACATCTCGTATCAAACGGGTGACGGAAAGTTATTCACTGTCCATTGTGCTTACAAGTCAAGCCTCAATGGATATAGTAAGCAGCTCTTTGATCCATTTTGTCGGTCTCAAAAGTTTCCCTACATGATTCCAGGTACATCTCATGAAATCCAAACAACTTTGGCGCAATTGAATTTCATCAAATGGTGTATCAAGAATAATATTATTGACTACATTGCCGAGAACAAAGAAAAACTTTTTAGTAAGCAATTGACATGAAGCCCCTGTCAAACACAAAAGTTTGATATCCAGTGTAGTACATGTTCAAAGAAAAGGTTTCTGTAGAAATGTCTATTCCGGAGTCGGTGTCTAGTTTCACTTCAATACTAGTCTTTTCTGATTGAATCTGACTAAAGTCCAAGTTTCCCGATGGTTCCACATTTACTGGATTCAACGAGAAACTATATGTGTAAATATTTCTGATAGGTCTGGATAATCGTTTTTGATATGGGATTAAAAATTTGTAATATTCATGATTTGTTTTTGTAACCTCTGGTAGTCTATTTCCATTTATATAGAAGCTTGCCTCTTTCATTACCGGATAAAGGGTTGTAGTTTCACCTTGAAAATCCAGAGTAGAAGAAAAGTTGAACCGGTTTTCATATAGATACTCACCACCCGAACCACCACCTTCTGCGTCGTCTTCATTTTCAAATATAGTATTCCTGATAAACCAATGGATACATTTCACAGGGATATTGGGAACTAAGTTGTTCTTTATAATATCCTCGTTAAGTTCACTGAGTGCCACTGGATGTTTTCTCACAAGATCGGTGATCATTGTCTGTCTTTCACTCGCCAGGAATTTCCTTTCATCTGGGTTGACTGTTATTTCTTCGGTAACAATGTTGAAAGATGGGAGTGTGACCGTATTAGTTGTATTTGTGAAGAATGTTTGTTTATGAAACTCAAATTCAAACTCAATCTTCTGACGGAAAATTGAACACACTGGAAAGTATGGTCTATTTGGTTTATTTGTGTCATACTCATCACTCGCAAACTTCCTTGAGAAAAAGAAGTGAATAGGTATCACCAGATCTGCGTCATATTGCGCAACACTTGTACTCGTAGGAGCGTCATCAAAACCAAGGTTTCTATTTACAAGAAATCTATTCGCTACCTTTTCTGAAACTTCCAAATAAAGATCGTCATAGATAATGCCCCAATCGTCATGGATTTTCTCAACTTGTATATCGTCAACATACATCGTAATACTTTTGAGGATGTGTCTTCCCAATTGATCTGCATAGTTTCCATCACTTATACCTGGTATAGTTAGACTCAAATACATATTACTCAAAAGGTCACCCATATTTGTTGGATTGAATTGTACTTTAATCGTTTCACCAAATGGCCATGAAGGTTTTGCGTTTCCAGGTTTGACAACATTTCTACTCCTGTGGTATTTACGAAAGTCGGAATGTCTCTTGTCGGTCGTATAATTAAAGAACGACTCGTCTGGATCTTTGGAAAGCAAGTAGGTGTCTTGCTTCCCAATAGCCTTGAGCGAAATTTTCGCAGCTTCACCCATACCTATCTATTGTCTACATATTTTTAATATCCATTTTCCACATGTCAATGTGCGAGGTACCCTTCATAACTTCAAGTTCTTCCCTCGCTTGTTTTGATTCTTTGAGGAGTTCTCGTACACACTCTTCAGTATATTGGACAGTCTTGATGTTGAGGAGATAGTCATAGGTTCCGTTGATTTTGGGAAAGATGCCAGCCAATTGTCTCTCAAGATCATCCTTCTTTCTTTTGAAGACAACAATCTGTCCCTCAATAACCATTGTCACAAACTTTGATTTGTATCCACACATCTTGGATCTAACTTCAAGTACTTTGATGAGGTGTTCTCTTCTCCTCTTGTAGTGTTCAAGACGAAGATCCACAAAGTCCTTGAGGATTTCCTCGGGACTGGAGTACTTGTAGATACCCTTAACTGGATGGAAAAGATGCATATTTGAGGTGTGGAAGCTCTTTCTCAGCTTGAGATCCTTTAGAATGTCCTTGCCAGTGTATCCCATAATTTCAAAATCAACATCTTCCGTTGTTGAGTTATTGGTGAATCCAGAAATGACCTTTTTCTCTATGAGGATGTCCAAGTATTCCTTGTAGTCTTGGGTCCAGCGCCCCGGTGGAAGTTCTGTGACTTTGAGTCGTGACCCTGTGTCTCGCCACACACCTTCCGTAATCCAAGTACCATCTTCTTTGAAAATCTTACCTTTGAAACCTCGGAACCACGGACTCATATCTTTGAATGAATGCCCCTCTAAGGCTCTTTGAATATTCTCCTTGATATCCTTTGGATTGAATGGTGGTACATAGCAACTGAATCCCGTACCGATACCTTCGGTTCCATTCACGAGAACCATTGGTATGGTTGGCATGTAAAAGTCTGGTTCAATTGAGCGCCCATCATCATCCAAGTAGTTGAGGATCGGGTCATCCCGAGGATCAAAGATCTTGCGAGCCTCTTTGGTAAGTTTTGTGAAAATGTACCTCGTCTGAGAAGCATCCTTACCACCCATGAGACGCGTACCAAATTGACCACACGGTTCAAGAAGGTTAATGTTGTTTGAACCCGTGTAGTCGTTTGCCAACTTAACAATCGTGTCCGCTAAGGATACTTCACCATGGTGGTACGCAGACTTGTCCGCGACATATGCCGCCAGTTGTGCCACCTTCATTTCATCCTTGAGATTCTTATGGAAGCAAGCATACATCACTTTCCTCTGTGAAGGCTTGAGACCATCCGCCATATGGGCAATAGAGCGCTTCAAGTCTGCCAAACTGAAATTGACCAGGTCTTTGCGGACAAAGTGGGTAATGCTCAAGTTCTTGACAGAACCATATGGGACTTCCAACTCTTTGGGGTCCTTTGCTGTACTCTCCAAAAGCCAAGACTTTCTATCATCTGCTTTCTTCTTGTCAAAGGCGAGGATGATGGACTTGTCTGTCATAATATCCATATCAAACTTCACGGTGAGGTCTTGAATCTTCTTGAAATACTCCCGAGCCTCGGCAGAAGTTGAGGTGCCCAGACCCTTGTAATACTTAATCTTCCAACCCACTTGTCCACTACCATACCAGCTGCGGAAAGCCGAATCTGTGTAGAATGACTTTGATTGACTACCCTTGGAAGCCTTGATGATTGGTGTCACCATAGAAACCACGAAACCTAACTTGAGAAGGGAAGGCCAGAAGTAGTGAATCATATTAAGGATGAGACCCTTGATGTGAGAACCATCATTATCGGCATCTGTCATAATCATAAGACGACCATAGCGAAGTTCCGATAGATCTTGGTAGTCTTTGCCTTGTTGAAGACCCAAGATCTTCTTGAGATCGTTGAACTCTTGGTTTGATGTGAGCTGTGCCACTGAAGCGTCGCGGACATTCTTACACTTCCCACGAAGAGGGAAGACACCGTAGTGATCACGACCAACGACGGAGAGACCCGCGACCGCAAGGGTTTTCGCTGAATCACCCTCCGTGACAATGAGAGTACACTTTCCAGATTGCGCCGTACCCGCCTTGTTTGCGTCGTCCAACTTGGGAATACCAGTAATTTTGGACTTGCGAGCACCATCGGTTTTCTTGAGTTCCCTCATCTCCTTAAACTTTGAGAGTGCTGTGAGTTCATCTTGAATACCAGTCTTTAGGGCATTCTTCACAAAGTTTTTGGGTGGTTCAAACTTACTCCCAAAGTCTTGAGTCTTTGAGGTACACTCCGACTTCACCTGACTTGAGAAAGTTGGATTCTCAAGGGTTGCCTTCACAAAGATGTTGAAAGTATTCTTGACTTGTTGTGGCTTCAACTTAATCTTCTTTGCCATCTCGTCGATGATACCCGAAGCAAGATAAGAAGCTACATGATCCACGTGGGTTCCACCCTTCGTTGTAGAGATACCATTCACAAAAGAGACTTGTTCAAGTCCATTGTCTGATGGACCAATACACACCGACCAACGATCAGTCGTTACCGAGCACACATCTGTCACACCTTCATGCATCTTGGCATAAGCCTCAAATGAAGTCTTTGGGAGAACTTCTCCTTGAAACTTCACTTTGCAGTTTGGGGTCGTACAGATGTTTGCATCCCACACACGCTTTTCAAAAATCTTGTAGATTGAGGCATCCATCTTATTCATACCAAATCTCTTCCAGTCTGGAACGAAAGTGATTGACACCGAGGAAGTTGAAGCAGTGTGCTTTGTAATCTTTGGTGGATGACACACTGTCATATTGTTGTTCCATTTTTGTGTGTAGCACTGCTTTGTCTCTCCGTCCTTGATGATAATTGAAAACTCCGATGAGTAGATATTCGTCAATTTGGCACCATAGCCGTTACGACCACCCACAATCCTCTTCTTTGTGTCGTCATAATTTGTACTCGTAAGAAGATGACCAAATGTAAGTTCGGGATTCCAAATACCCTCTTTTTCGTGCATACGCACACCAATACCACCGAGAGGTCCGTTATTTTCAATGGTAACAGCACCAGTCTCTTTGTCTATCCCCGCCGAGATGCTCGTAACACTCTTCGGATGTACAGAGTTTCGGTCGATTGCATTGACAAGAATTTCGTCAAATATTTTGAGCAAAGCTGGCGAATAATTGATATTCTTCTTTTTGAATTGATTGTCAGTTTTGTGAAGAAGCCAGTACGGTTCAGAGCTGATATCCACTGGACCAACATACGAATCGGGTCTCTTAAGGACATGTTCAATATGGGTGAGTTTTTGAATACTCTCACCCATTCTTTCTTTAACTTTTAGGGTGTCATTTCTTTACTTAGGTTTATTCTCTTCAAGGATTTTGTAAAAGTCTTCTATCCATTTTTTCATCTCATTCCTCGTAATTGAGAGTGTTTTTGGTCTATCAAACT